CCTTGAGCAAACCCGTTTTCAGTTGACCAATAGCCGCCACAAGCCAGGAGAGTGTTTTTACGACTACCTGACAAACACGGTATACGGCGGTGCCATTCCTGACTCTCAGATTGATACAGACAGTCTGAACGCGCTGGATGCCTATTGCGACGCCTCATTTACATACACTACCTATTCCGGCAGCACTGCTACTCAGACTCGATTCCGGTTTGATGGTGTTGTAGATACGACTCGAAACATTATGGCGAATTTGCAGGACATGGCTTCCTGCTGCGATTGCTTAATTAAATACAATGAGATTATGGGAACGTGGGGTGTTATTACTCAACAACCTACCTATACCGTGGCGATGGCGCTAGACGATAGCAATATGGTTTCTGCTATCAGTATTTCGCCCCTTGATCTTGCCTCAAGCTACAACGTAATTGAATGCAAGTTTCCAGACAAGTCAAATCAAGATTCATTCAATTCTTCAACATTTGACCTTGCGGAAATTGATCCTGCTTTGCTTTTCCCGAATGAGCCTGTAAACAAACAGTCTGTTAGCCTGCCTTTAGTTAACGATAACGTCAGGGCGCAGTATCTGGCAAACCGAATGCTGAAGTCTGGCCGCGAAGATTTGCAGGTTCAAGTAAATACCAAGTTTACAGGCATCCAGTTGGAAGCTGGCGATATTGTTACGATCACTAGCACTAATTATGGATGGACTGCAAAAGAATTCAGGGTTAATAAAGTTATTGAAGAATTCGGGGATGATGCTTCGGTAATCGCTAAATTGACCCTATCAGAGTTCAATGCAACGGTTTACGACGATGTGAGCATTACTCAGTTCACTCCGGCACCTAATACCGGCATAGCCTCTCCAAACGTGTTTGGAACGGTTCCGGTGCCTGTTGTATCAACTCAATATCCGACCGCTGATATACCTAGTTTTGTATTGGCTATTACTGCTAGTTCGGCTGGCATTATTCAATACGCGGAAATCTGGTATTCAGCATTCTCGACACCGACTGCGGATCAGTTATTGTTTGCAGGCACTACCGCGATTCAGTCTAGCGGAAATCCTTATACGCCTGGGGCGGCGCTTCCTTCCGTTACTCTAAGCAATATTCCTTCTGGTAATTGGTATTTCTTCACCAGAATGGTTAACGGAATCGGCACTTCTCAATACAGCGCAGCAAGTAGTTTGTTCCGCTGGCGACCATGCACGTATCAATTCTCGGAAAGGTATTTGTCAGTTGCTTACGCGACTTCCAATACCGGCACAGGATTTAGCTTTAGCCCTTCTGGTAAAACGTATTACGGATTATTTAATCAATCATCCAGTGCGCCTAGTTCCAATGCTTCCGATTACACATGGTATCTGGCTGATCCCGCATTCGGAACGGTTTATTATTTATGCTATTCAAACCGCACAAGCAGGCGGTTTAGCTTTGCGACCGGTCTTGCTGACTATGCCGCTGGAACTGGTGCATTTGTGCCGACGCAAGCCTCAATCTTTGACCCTACGATTTGGGCGGCTTTGCCGAATGGCACTAATATTATCGACCTTGACTACGCTACCGGGCAGTTGCTTTCAACCGGCACGACCACTGTAGGAACCGGAGAAATTGCGGTTACAAATAATGCCAGCGGTCAAGTAATTGCATCGTTAAAACAATTCTTAAATTTTGGTGGCCCTTACACAAAAACCAGTTCTGTTGCAAATTTAACTATTGATATTTATGGCAGAGTTGTTGGTTTTGAAACTCCAGATGATTTTTATATTACAGTCCAATCTTTTACAGCAACGTCTGGACAAACCGTATTTAGTGTAACTCGCGGCACTGGATATATCACAGGCCAGTGTTTTGTATTTGAAAATGGCATTCTGCTGGATACCGCTGATTACACGGATTCCGCTGCAACTGTCACTTTAGGTGTTGGCGCTACCGTAGGGAATATTATTACTGTTGTTTCATTCCGAAGTTACAATTCTATTATTGGTTATTACGCATCTTTTACGCGCACTACGGCAACATTAACAAATGCAAATTCCTATACGCCTGCACCTACCAGCGGATTTGAGTTGATTTTCTTAAATGGAACGGTTGTTAATGAACAAGATTACGATATTGTTGGAACTGCATTAACAAATTTTCCAAGCAGCGTAAGCGGTTTATTAACAATGATCCAGTGGACTGCCAATAATTTAACGGTTCCTAACGGCAATCCTGTTAATATTATTGCCAATACGGTAATAGGTCAGACAACATATTCATTTGCTTATGATGCAAACGCATTTAACCTTTACGGAAACGGTGTTTTGCTTAAAAGTGGAACGGATTACACTACAGCGACCGGAACATATACTTTGAGCAATACTCCAACCACAATCACTAATATTCTCCAACAACAAACATTCTCTAGAACGGGTGCCGCATGACAGTAGCTTTCAATCTTTCTCAGTTAGCCAATTATGTTAATACATCTGGAAAACTGGATGCTGCGAATGGTTTGGTTAATGCGACTCCGGTAGCCAATGGAGGCACTGGCGCTGTTACGGCGACCGCCTATGCTGTTCAATGCGGCGGTACTACATCTACCGGCCCTTTTCAATCCATAGCGTCTGTGGGCACTGCTGGTCAGGTTCTTACAAGTAACGGTGCAGGCGCGTTGCCTACTTTCCAAGCTGCTGCTGGTGGACAACTTGCTTATGCTTTATATACTTCTGGCTCGGGGAATTGGGTTTGTCCTGCAAATGTAACTAAAGTTCTTGCTATAGTTATCGGCGGCGGCGCTGGTTATGGTGGCGCTGGTGGTGGTGCCGGTCATTCTGGCGGTATTGCAATAGGTATTTATACTGTAGTTCCAAGCACAAGTTATGCGTATGTAGTTGGTGCCGCATCAGGAGGAACTAGCGGAACCGCATCAAGCGGCGGCTCTAGCAATTTTTCTTCATTTTGTTCTGCTTCTGGTGGCGGTAATTTTGCCGGAACTTATGGCGTTGGTTCAAATGGAAATTTAAGTAATTGGCATGTGCCAGATCCTATGGAATCTGGTGGTAGTATTTATGGTTCAGTTTGTGCTGGCGGTATTTTTGTTGGCGCTAATTATGGTATTTCTACTACAAGCGCAAATTGGGCAGCGACACATGGAAATATACCTGGCGCGGCAGGAATATCAATTTCCACTTATGGCGGCGGTGGTGTTGTATACTTGCAATATGTAGGATAAAACAAGACATGATTCGTGACTTTGTGAGTTCATAAAGTCATCAACCGAGAAACGGAGAAATCATGGCGCTCTTTTCAAAAAACGCGCTTACACAAGTAAGCGGTTTTGATAACCCCATTATTGCGGGTGAATTGGTCTATAACCAAAAGACCTTTTGGAATCTGGCCTTCGCTACCGATGGCACTCCAGTTGATTTGACCGGCGCAACTATTGGCGCTCAGATCATCCGCAGGACAATCAGCAATCTTCAAGACACTCGATATGGCTTGAATTTTGATATAGCTGATTATCTCCCGACTCCGACGCCGGTTACCCTGACTATCTCAAATCGTGACGATACTGCGGGAACTTTCACGCTGACGATTGACGAATCAGCATGGGGCGTTATTTCAAGCGATCCAGAACTTAACATTGCTGTAAATAATTGCGTGGCTTTTTCAGGACGTATCAAAATTGGTTTCCCCGCCGCAGGTTCAACTCCTGCTCAAGATTCAATCATTTTCCTATTGTTCCTTGTTCGTTCGGACGGGGTGGTGAATTGATATGGATTTGTCTATCACGAAGGGCGAGGTAAACGATATTCAAGTGTCGGTTAATCAAACCGATGTTTCTATAAGCCAAACAAACTCATTGCAAGTTGAGGTTACGCCTGCATCTGACACAGTTATATCTATTGATAGGGGTATGTTTGGCCCCACCGGCCCGACCGGCCCTACGGGGCCAGGATCATCTGAACAAGGCCCCACTGGCCCGACTGGCCCGACAGGCCCTACTGGCGCGGCTTCAACTGTAACAGGCCCAACTGGTTTTACCGGCCCCACCGGCCCGACTGGAAATACCGGCCCGACTGGCCCTCAAGGTATTCAAGGAAATATTGGGCCTACTGGTGCTCAAGGTATTCAAGGAATTCAAGGTATACAGGGTATTCAAGGCCCGACTGGCCCGACTGGAAATCAAGGTGCTACAGGGCCTACGGGTTATACAGGGCCTACTGGTGCTGCCTCTACGGTTACAGGGCCTACAGGCCCTACCGGTGCTACTGGCCCATCTGTAACCGGCCCGACTGGCCCTACAGGTTCTACAGGTGCAGGTGGCACTCTTGGATATTATGGTTCATTCTATGATACGACCACACAATCAGCCGCAAATATTAATACTGCATACGCAATTACATTTGATTCGACCGCTGAAGCCAGTGGAATTTCTAGAGGAACTCCAACTTCTAGAATCGTGTTTACTTATGCTGGTGTTTACAATGTGCAATTTTCTGCACAAATTGAACACAATTCTGGTGGCGGTTCTGGAGAAACGGTTAATTTATGGTTACGTCAGAATGGCATAAATGTTCCGCAAAGCGATGGTAAAGTTATTATTACTTCATCAACTAAATATGCGGTTCCATCATGGAATTATGTATTAACTGTTGCTGCTGGTGATTATTTGGAATTGATGTGGTCAACAGATACTACATCAATAACTTTAGCTGCTATTGCGGCATCAAGTCCGGCCCCGGCAATACCTTCGGTTATTCTGACCGCCACGCAGGTAATGTATACGCAGATTGGCCCTACTGGAAGCACAGGGCCAACAGGTGCAACGGGGCCATCAGTCACCGGCCCGACAGGGCCAACCGGTGCAACCGGTGCGGCTTCTACAGTCACTGGCCCAACCGGTGCTACAGGGCCAACTGGCCCAACTGGTGCTACGGGTGCCGCTTCAACCATTACGGGGCCAACTGGCCCAACGGGGCCTACAGGGGCAACGGGCGCAGCATCCACCGTAACCGGCCCTACTGGCCCAACGGGGCCTACTGGCGCTACAGGGCCTACTGGTGCCACGCCATCAACTCCGTTATCAACCAAGACCGCAAGTTACACTTTACTAACTACGGATTACACCATTCTTGGCAATGCAACGAGTGGCGCTATCAGTCTTACTTTACCTACCGCTGTGGGTGTGTCTGGTCAAATTTATGCGTTAAAGAAAATCGACAGTAGTGCCAATGCGGTTACAGTTGCCACGACTTCATCGCAGACAATTGACGGACAAACAACGTATTCTTTGTCTTTGCAATATCAAGGAATAATAGTTCAGTCTAACGGCGCTAACTGGTTCTTGATAGCGACTAGCCGCGCTCGTAATGGAACGGCTGGAACATTCTGATGAAGATTGCTGTTTACGCTATCAGTAAGAATGAATCAAAGTTTGTTAAACGATTTTGTGAATCCTCTAAAAATGCTGATTTAATATTGATTGCGGATACCGGCTCTACAGATGGAACGGTTCAACTTGCTAAAAAATATGGCGCTACAGTCTATGATATTTGCATTAGTCCGTGGCGGTTTGATAAGGCGAGGGATGCTGCGTTAGCTTTGGTGCCGCGTGATATTGATGTGTGTATCAGTCTGGATTTGGATGAGGTTTTAGAGGCGGGTTGGCGTGAGGAAATAGAGCGAGTATGGACTGAAAATACCACTCGGATGCGATACAAGTTTGATTGGTCAATGGGCATCGTATTTTTTTCTGAAAAGATACATGCAAGACACGGCTATCATTGGCATCATCCTTGCCATGAATACCCTATGCCAGACCCCAGGACAAACGAAGTTTGGGCGCATAGCGAAAAACTGTTAGTCAGTCATCATCCAGACCCTACTAAATCACGTAGTCAATATCTGCCATTGTTAGAAGTTGCAGTCAAAGAGGATAAAGAATGCCCTCGCAATGCTTTTTATTATGCAAGAGAACTGACTTTTGTTAGTCAATGGGAAAAGGCTATAAAAGAATTAAAACGGTATTTAGAACTGCCTCGCGCAACATGGGCTGACGAACGATGCTATGCAATGCGTCTTTTATCGAAATCTTACGATGCGCTTAACAATGATAATGAGGCTATAAAATGGGCGCGGTTAGCTGTAGCGGAATCACATGACACTAGAGAACCGTGGCTAGATTTATCAGTTCTCTGTTACAAGCAAAAGAACTGGCTAGAAAGTTATTCCGCTGCAATGAATGCTTTAGCTATTACGCACAAGCGAGAAGTCTATACCGCCGAACCGTCATCATGGAAAGAAAAGCCATACGATTATGCCAGTATTGCTGCGTGGAATCTTGGTTTAAAAGATCAAGCATTAACTCTTTGCAAACAAGCATTAGAATTTAATCCGTCCGATAAACGTTTATTAAAAAACATGGAATTAATAAATGGAAATGCAATCGTTAATTAATGTTATTGGCGGTATTGCTGCTTTTTTGGCTGGTTGGCTTATTAATTCCATTACTCGTTCAATTGAAAAAATTGAAGATAAATTGAATGATGTTCCTGTTATTTATGTAGCCAAAGATGATTACAAGCAAGATTTAAAACGCATTTATGAAATGTTGGATAAAATCTTTGCCAAATTAGATGATAAGGCTGATAAATAATGGCCGTTCAGCGTAAACGTGCGCCGAAAAAATCGGTTGTTAAAACCGAAACCAGCATGGTAGACAAGGCGATTGAACTCATCAAATGGGTTGATACGCCGTTTAAACTGTTTGAAGTCATCTTGCTGGCGTCAGTGTTTTTTCTCGGGTATTTCGCGTGGGATAGCCGCCAGGTCATTCTTCACGCAATTACCAGCAGCAGCCATGTTCCCAAGATACGTGAAGTCGAGCATTTGATACCGATTGCCGAGCGTTTGCAAAAGGATTTGGAAGCAACGACGGTGGTTGTTTTCAAGGCTAATCTGACGGTGAACAGCCGCACCACGCTATTATCTTTGAATGAAAAGGGTCGCGACAAAGAATTGGACGGCATGAACAGCAGCCTGTTCAGTCAAGACCCCGTGAGAAACGCGTCAATCATTGCCATGCTTAACGGCGAGGTGCAGTGCGCCAATCTAGTAATTAGCGGTAAGTCCTCGGAGTGGGAATCAAAGCAGGGCGTGAAGTTTGTATGCCGTGGCTCAATCCCGCCTGAAATGGGCGCATTTGACGGTTACACGACGGTTGGATTTAAGTCGGAACCCTCAGATTTAAACGCAGTTAAGACGAGGATAAACCTTGCCAGCACAGAGATGGCAAAGTGAGATGGTGGTGGATTTCCATTATTTTGCTGTGTGTAGTGCTTGCAAGAAGCGCGGAGAACCGGTGTTCTGTTTATGAGTTTCAGTCCATTGTTTCGATGGCGCATGATCCGACTGAAAGACATAAATTAGCGGTGCAGTGGTTGAGAGAAAACGGCAGCAGGTGTTCACCTCAACAGTTGGCGTATATACAGAATCGCAGGGCTGAGTGGTTAGGAACAGCGGATTCGCTTCAAATTCAAAACATGATTAACGCTTTGTTGGAGAGATAATGTTTCCTCTCGGTGCCATCCTCGATATTGGCAGCAAACTGGTCGATAAGTTTTTCCCAGACCCGGCGCAAGCTGAACAGGCCAAACTCAAACTGTTGGAAATGCAACAGAATGGCGAACTGGCGCAGCTTAACGCGGATGTGGCCGAACAGCATGAATTGACCGAACGCCTCAAAGCCGACATGGGCAGCGATTCGTGGCTATCGAAAAATATCCGACCGTTGACACTGGTGGCGATTCTGACCGGCTATTTTACGTTTGCCGGATTGTCTGCCGCTGACATAGAAGTGAACCAAGAATACGTCCAATTGCTCGGCCAGTGGGGTATGCTAATTATGAGTTTTTATTTTGGTGGCCGCACACTTGAAAAGATTATGGACATGAAGGCCAAAAAAGATGCTAAGTAATTTCAAGCCATCATTGGCGCTGGTGCTCAAGAGCGAAGGCGGTTTTGTTAATCATCCGAGTGACCCGGGCGGGATGACTAATTTGGGCGTAACGCGCAATGTCTGGCGGGAATGGACGAAACGCGATGTTGATGAAGCCGAAATGCGAGCATTAACGCCAGAACTGGTCGAGCCGATGTATAAAGCGCGATATTGGGATGCCGTAAAAGCCGACGATCTGCCGCGAGGCATTGACTATGCCGTGTTCGATGCGGCGGTGAATATGGGGCCAGGACGCGCTGCAAGGCTACTACAAGCGGCGCTAGGCGTTACGGCTGATGGGGTTATCGGCAGGGCCACAATCGCTGCTGCGACCGCTGCCGATCCTGCGGAATTGCTAGAGGCTTTTAGCCTCGGTAAAGAAGCGTTTTATCAAAGTCTGCCGACGTTTGCGACGTTCGGCAAGGGCTGGCTGAACCGTGTAACGCACGTTCAGGATATTGCAGAACAGATGATAGGCTAAGAATTTTTATCTTCCATCCTTCCGATCTCTCGGTCAAGATACCATCTTGCCTTTTTCAAATCTTCTAATGCGTCACCTTTCTTACCTGCGCGTGACACATACTTAATGACTTGACCCAAGTGGTAACTCAACTGCTTGGCTTCAATGAAGTCAATAGTCTCAATGCCCCCGCTTGTGTAATGCGGAGGGTGATTCACCATATCATTCTTGGTTTCTAAAGGACTTATCCACGCCACCGGCTTCGCACCTGTTAAGGATTCCTTAATAGCTGGTTCCGCAAGCGCGGCTTCAAGGGCTTCCGCTTTCTTTTCACGATCCTTATCAAATTGAATGTCATCAATATAAGTGTGGCAATTTAATTTTTCATCTTTTAACCAATCCAATGCCGCTTGCGCGGCGGCTCTCAGTTTGTCGCTCATCATTCACCCTTTCTGATTGCGGCGGCGAGGTGCGAGGACGCACCAAAGTTTTTCATTATGTGGCCTTTGACTGTTGGATGTTCGGTATCAACGCCGGTTTCACACACCTTCGCGCACCGTTCACGTTCGGCGGCTGCAACAAGCTCGCAAAGTTTCCAGACAGCTTCGCCGGTTACGACGATGCCAGCCTCCCGCGCCATGCGCTCAATGTCATCGCGTGTCATTTCATCATCTCCACGCCATACGCCAAAATTAACGCAACAATAATCAACAAACCGGTGACGCCAGCATCGAAAAAGCCCTCACGGTAGCAATGCTTGCAGTGCGGATTTTGAACTTTCCATTCATGCGGTTTCTTGCCATAGACATTAAACCAGTCGATCATTTAAAAACCTTCCGTTCTTTTACTGCGATAAAAGAAACGCTAATTCGCTCAAGACACGACTTGCATTTCCACAACCTCCGTTTACCGGATGCTGTCTTGACTAATTTAAAACCTGCTTCGCGGCGGCATACCTGGCAAACGGGGTTGATTGTCATTTAAATGCTACTTTCTTGATTGATGTGACGCCCAAAACCTGCTGGCGGTAACGTCTGATTGTCGCGGCAACGTCTGTTTTTGCTGCATTGGTTGGAACAAACGGAAACTCGGTTATGTAGATTTTCCGTTCGCGGAGATAAGCTATTGCTGATTCCAGCTTCTCAGAATGGGATGTCATCTGTCATATCCTCGAAATGATCTTTTTTTTGCGATGACTGCGGTTTCGCTTCTTTTAACTTGAAAGACCAAGATTGCCACGGATTGCCGTTCTTGTCTTTTTTTGTCCATCCAGACATCCAGTATTCTTTGCCATCAATCAGGCATGACCCAGTGACATTAGGATGGTTTTCGGATTCTTTCTTATTGTTCTTGAAAGTTGATCCGCTGTTTTCACGCATTTCATAAGCCATTTAGCTTCTCCAGTTGTTTATCTACTTCGTTTAAAAACTTAATTACTTTTTCTTCAATTTCTGCAATTCGCTTATCGTCGCGCTCAAGCCGACAAACAAACATCCGCAGTTTTTCAGGCAATTCCGGCCTAAAACTGACGAAATCACACCACTTTTGACCCGTACAAGCCAACTGCCACAATATTTGCGGCACGTATTTCGTAGGCACTTTTTTGTCCAAAATATAGCCAAGATGCGTGGCTATTTGAGGGCATTTAATCTCGACCAATCCTTCGCCGACAATGCCATCTGGCGATGCTGCGCCGCGCTCGATAGTGGGATGGATTACTAGCCCAACCTGGTCAACAGAAACCTCATTCC